TGGCCCCCCTGTCGCTAACGCTACGGTGGTGCGTGGCCTCCTAGCACCAGGGTTGGGCTAGGCGAGCGTTAGACAAGAAGATAGGGCGCAGAATGGACCCAAGGGCCCATTTTCGCCCGAATCTATAGATTATATACCGTGGCCGCCCGCGTACGCGCATGGCAACAAGTAAGACCAGCAGTTTTTGGTTGACCGAGACCATTGAACTAACTGGGGTGGACACACCGACCCAGAGCACGCTGGATCTGGGAGCCTACGTAGATGTGGGAGACCAGCAGGCGATTAGCGTAGAACTGGTGGACTTCATCATTCAGGCGAGGAACACCAACTCTAACACCTACTCAAACTCTTTGCCCGGTGCAGCCACAGGAAATACCCAGTGGTCGATCCAGTTGATGGACTTGAACCCCGGCTCTCTGTTCCAGCGTGCAGATGATAATTCCCTGGTTGCCAGTGGTGCTGTCTATCTCGATGATACAAACTCTGTCCTTTCGATTGGACCGGATATGTACCCTGACAACTTCGGCAAGTTGGATGAGAGCAGAATGGTAGTGAACGATTCGTTGTACCTCCTCGCTGACTTCCACGGGGCTGCCCTAGCGCCGGATCGGTCCTACGTTGTGACATGCAGAATCAAGTGCCGCATAGTCAAACTCTCAACCAAGGACTGGATGGCGATTGCTATCCAGAGCACGGCCAGCGACAATTGAGGTGGTTAGCCTGGCTAACTTCTGTCCGAACTGCGGAGAATCCCTAGGCTCTCATTCATCGACATCGTCAACGATGTCACCGATGGCTACTAAGCAGCGTGTGAAGAAGGTCAAGCGCAAGGCGAGCGCGTACAACAAGCGGTATGCGAAGGCGTACAAGAGCCTGAAGAAGAAGCATCCGCGCACCTCCTTCGCAGGTCTGGCGAAGAAGGCGCACCGATTAGCCAGGAGAAAGAAGTGAATGGCTAAAGAACAAGTGAAAGAGCGTCTGCTACGTCAATTCATTTCTCCGGTAGAGGTGGGGGTATCTGGATCGGACTTCACCGTAAGTGGTTCGGGTTGGGAATTGATCACCGCCTCAGACTCAGACGGCAATCCTACATTCTGGGCGGTGTGGCGCGGGTACTTCGATCTCTCCGGCATCGTGGAGCAGCAAGAGACACTCTTCACAGTGAGCCCCGTGTTCCAGGAAGGGTGTGATTGGAATTACCAATCAACGAAGTTGACCGGTGCCCTGCAGGTATGGGATCTAATTACCCAGGAGTACATCACCGACGCGACCTTCGACGGAGTTCTTGCTGATTCAGGGAATTGGATCGCGCCCGGTCTCATGGGTGGTCACAGTACGATTGGGGTAACTGTCCGAACAGGGGCACCTTACGAACTAGAAGACGTCCATTACGGGAATGCAAGGTCCTTTCAATTCGGTGCCACAACTCAGTTAGGAACCTCTCCTTTCCTGCCGAATCAAACCCGCTCAAGCACCTGGGGAGTCGGTGCAGCCACCGCAGGTCAGAAGTTGTATGTCACCAGGGGCCTGCATATCAACAGCGCAATCGATACCAGCATTGAGCCGCCGGGTAATTCCATTGTCAGCCCACCCACAGCGGTTGTCGTGCCCGCCCTGATTGCCAAGGAGACTGACCTCCGCTACATCGAGCGCCTTCGCCGATCCTATGTCGTGCAAGGCACGGTGGATTGAATGGTTGCCTTCCTCCTCCCGCTGTTCAGATTCGGTATTGGATATGCCCTGCCTCCTGGCATGAGTTACCGAAAGAACTGGAAGGAACGGATTGCCTGGGGATTGATAACTCTAGGTGCTACAAGTGGATGGATACTCAAGCCAGTGGAACGGCAACTAATCAGAGGGGCACCCTGGCTTCTTCGGACAGCATGGGCTGGCACGAAGATAGTTGCTGCCGATGCCGCCCTCATGGCTCGTGCCGCAGCCACAACCCAGACCGGAGCAGCAGTCGGATCGGCAGCAACTATCGTGGCCGCAGTCGGAGTCGGCTACACCGTCGGCGCCGTGACCGGTACCGTCATCATCAGCCAGGCGGAGAAGAGAGAGATTGTCTACGAAGGAGCGACAGCCGATGTCCTTGACTTCTACACAGGTGAAGGTCAGTATTGGGCACAAGGGGAAGATGACCCTACGCCTGGCTACTTCAATATCCCTGGCAACGCATCCTTGATCGCTAAGCACTACTGGAACAAGTGGACATGATGACCGAAACCGAAGTTGAGAATCTGTCCGCCCGCCTGCTGAAGGTCGAGCGACTGATCTACCTGGTCGTCGGGCTCCAGGCTCCGGGCCTGTTGCAACTAGTAGGGGCGCTCTAGTCTGGGACTATCGTGTGTACTCGTTCAGGGATTGCTGCTCTCCGCATGAATTGGGAATAGGGAATCCATCCTTCCATCTTGTATTCTTGCATATCATCAGGACATCTGCGCCACCGCGGCCGTAGTCAACATATCTCATGCTGACCTCGAGGTCGCACCATTGACACTTGGTCATTCAATCATCCTCGCATTTACACAATTCCACAATCAGATAATCCAAATTGCATCCGAATCCAGCCGCACGGTACGCCCTGTTCACTTCGTTGTCGATGCAATATCGGCACACCATTCAATCATCCCTCGCTTTCTGTATGGCTTCCTTCGTTCTTCTCCAGTCGTCTATGATGAGTTCCAGCGCCCTGGATCGGTTGCCTCCACACTCTCTCCTGGCATGGAATTCTATCTCCACTGACGCCCAGAGCGGTATCCTGTAGTTTCTGGCCACGTACGGGCCTGCTTTGTCCCTGCTTCGATAACTCTTGGTCATGATGTTGGCCAAATGAACAACTGCTATAATGATATCCTAAAGGGAAGCAAGGAGGGTGAGATTAAGTATGGAATGGCCCCCCTGTCGCTAACGCTACGGTGGTGCGTGGCCTCCTAGCACCAGGGTTGGGCTAGGCGAGCGTTAGACAAGAAGATAGGGCGCAGAATGGACCCAAGGGCCCATTTTCGCCCGAATCTATAG